ACGCCTCACTGGACCTGATCTGCGACGCGCTCCGCTGTCCACGGGAGGGGGAGACGATGGGCTGGCGGCAGGGGATCGCGGTGCGGAAGGGATTTTTCGTGGACGACAACCCGCGCGACATGGCGCTCGGGGAGGTCACCCAGGAGATCGATCGGGGGGATCGCGGAGTTACGGTGACGATTGCCGATCTCGGGTCGTAGCCGTGCGGTCCGCGCCCCGTCTCTCTTTCGAGAGCCAGACCTGAGGCTGGTCTACCCCAACTGCCCGGCGTGTAGCACGGTCGCCAACCAGCGCCCCATCGTGGTCGAGAGGTGGTTTGCGCAACGCTCGCCAACCACACACATTCCGGATATGGCGTCTGCCGCTACATCGCACGGGTAGATCGTTGGTGACGACAGGACAACGAGGCGCTCGCCGAAGGCGTAGAGTTTGAGGAGGTGGCCTGCTGATGGCGCTCCCGACGCCCTGCAAGGAGGCCGGTTGCCCAGAAGTGGTCGCAGACGGCAGCCGTTGTTCGTTTCATCGAAAAGTACGAGAATCCAGGAGACGCCAGCGACGGGGCAAGCGGCCTTACGACACCAAACTCTGGCGAGAGGTGGTCAGGCCCGAGCAACTGACTCGACAGCCCGACTGCGAGGATTGCGGCGAATGGGCGAGCGAGGTAGACCACATCGACGGTGATGCCACCAACCACGCCCCCGACAACCTGCGGTCGCTCTGCAAGCCCTGCCACACGAGGCGAACAGCACTTGAGCACGTTCACGGAAGCGGTGAGTAGCGACCGCAAGTGGCTCGTCAAGCAAGCGGCCGCCTTTCGCCGTCAGCAGATGCGCAACGAACAGGTGTCAGTGTTCCAGGACGTACTCGCCGACCTGCTGGAGACCGAGGTGGACGGACTACGGGATGCTGTTGACGATGGCGTGGAAGGCGTGGACCCCTGGGCGAGCGAGTTTTACCCGGAGCACGAGCTTGCGATACGAGACACCATGCGGCCCGTAGTGGCGGCCTATGGTGAGCGGATCATGGCCACGACCGCCGATGATCTTGAGCAGACACCCCCGACGGAGGCGAGCGGGTTCGCTTCTGTCTATACCGACGCGATGGCGATCCGGTGGGTGTCGGATTCACGGGGTCAACTGGCCCACCTCCAGGAGAGCGCGGAGAACCCCGCAGAAGCGATCGCCCAACGCGCCGACCGCTGGCAGGAGACCCGTCCCCAGAAGGTGGCCCAGCGAGAGGCAACGCAGGCGGCGTCAGGGTTCGCCAAGCACGCCTTTCTCCTTGCTGGGGCCACGACACTCGTGTGGGTGGCGGGGCCGGACGCATGCCCCCTCTGCCAAGAGATGGACGGCAGACAGGTAGGGATCACGTCCACCTTCATGGGCGAAGGAGACGAGCTGGTGGCAGCCGGAGAGGGTGGAGAGCGTAGGCTTACCTTCGATCGGGGCATCGGCCATCCGCCGTTGCATGGGATGGGAGGTCGAGGCGGAGTGTGCGACTGCACGGTGACGGCGGGATGAGGGCCGAGTTCTTTTGGGCCGGGGGATCGCGAGCTAACCGGCGGCAAGTAATCGTCTCTCGTATACGGGTTCGGTTCGCTTTTTGGTGGGGTGGAATTTGATGCCAGGGCCAGATCCGAAGCCGCCCGAGCGCAGACAGCGCCGCAACAAGCGGTGGGGACCGAAGCTCGTGCGTGAAGTGCACCAGGGTGAGCCGCCCGAAGCGCCGAGGGGGTTGCTCAAGACGACGCGCGAGCTGTGGGATGGCTTCTGGTCTTCGGTGCTGGTGGAAGAGGTCGTCCAACCCGTGGACCTCCCGGCGATCCGCAGGTTGTTCGCACTATACGATGAGCGAGAGCGTGCCTATCGGGCCTACCGGAATGAGCGATTGGTGGAGGGGTCCCAGGGCCAGCCCGTCCTTCACCCGCTCGCGCGCCAGATCCCGAAATACGACAGCGAGATCAGACAGCTCGAGAAGGAATTCGGTCTCACGCCGAAGGCGAGAGCGAAGCTCGGCATCAGCTTCACCGAAGCGAAGCGCAGGCTTTCGGACCTGAACCGCGACCTGGAGGTCGACCCCGACGCCGACCCCAGGGAGGAGATCGAGATTGAGTCGGCCTGAGAAGACCCCGACGCTGGGGCCGTGGGTCTGTGCGTGGATCGAGCGGTATCTGGTCCACTCCGAGGGCGATTACATGGGGGAGCCGTTTCGGCTCCGGCCGTGGCAGAAGAGCTTCGTCTACCGGGCCTATGAGCTGAATGAAGACGGGTCGCGGCGATACGACCGGGCCCTTCTGGGGCTGCCGAAGGGCAACGGTAAGACCGAGCTGGCGGCGGCTTTGGCGATCACCGAACTGGCGGGTCCGGTCATCTGTGCGGGCTTCGACGACGGGCGGCCGGTACCGGACACACGGGCCGCACCGGACATCCCGATTGCGGCAGCTTCATACGAACAGGCCGACACGCTCTATGGGGCCGCCCGCATGATGGTCGAGAAGGGGCCGCTGGCGGACATGTTCGAGTGCTACGAGCGGGAGCTCTATCCGAGGGAGGAGGACGGGAAGCTCTACCGGGTGGCGGCCGAAGCGGGGACGAATGACGGGCGGCGGCCTACCTTCTTCGTAGCCGACGAGCTCCACGAGTGGGAGGGCCGAAAGGAGCGGGTACATCTGGTCCTCTCCAACGGTCGTGCAAAGCGGAAAGATGCTTGGGAGCTGTCGATCTCGACGGCCGGCTGGGACCCGGAGTCGTTGCTTCACCGCTACTATCAACTCGGCCAGAGCGGCGAGGATCCGAGGTTCCTGTTCGAGTGGCACGAGCCGGACGGCGAGTTCGACCTGGAGGATGAAGACGAGCGGCGTGAAGCCATCCTGGCGGCCAATCCGGCGGCTGGAGACTTCCTCTCGTTCGACAACATCGAGGCTCGCTATCACGAGATCCCCGAGCACGAGTTCCGGCGCTACTACCTGAACCAGTGGACCTCGGTGCCCGAGCAGTGGATCGAGCCCGAGGTCTGGGGGGCGGCGGCCGCGCCAGAGCGCCAGGTGGTCGAGGGCGAGAAAATCGCGCTCGGCTTCGACGGCTCCTACAACCAGGATTCGACGGCGCTGGTGGGCTGTACCGTGGAGGATCCTCATCTGTTCTTGGTCGGCCTCTGGGAGCGCCCCGACGGCGTGAAGGAATGGTCGGTGCCCGAAGGGGAGGTGGAGGCGGCGATCTTACAGGCTTGTGAGCAGTACGAAGTGATAAGCCTGCCCGCCGACGACACCTTCGGCCGCATCTGGTCGAGCGTGCTGGAGGGCCTGGCCGAGAAGGGTATCCCCGTTGTGGAATGGCCGACCCGGAGCCCCTCTCGAATGGCTCCCGCATGTGGACAGGTGTGGGGTGCGATCCGACGGGAGGGTCGGCGTCTGACACACAATGGAAGCGACGGGCTCACTGAGCACGTCATGAACTGCCGCACGAAGACCGACCGATGGGGCCCCCGGGTAGTGAAGGAGCATCGCGGATCGGCGAAGCACATCGACGCTGCCGTGGCCGCAATCATCGCTTACGACATGACGCTTCGCACCGAGCCTGAGAAGAAGACCACGAGGTGGCTGCTGTCGAAAGCGCCCGACCTACAGGAAACGGCATCGTGAAAGCCCTCCTCTCGCGTCTGTGGGACGGGCTCGCCGGGATTTCCCGCCGGCTGCGGGGGGTACTTCCCGATGTCTTGGATGTACACATCTATGGTGGAGGTGCTCTCGTGGTATGGGGGGCTTCTGGCATCTCGGAGCCGGTCGCTCTCGTGATAGCGGGCATGTGGCTCGCCGGGATCGGTGTGTGGAAGGTGAGAGAGGTGAAGGGCTGATGGGTTGGCTCGACAAGCTGGAACGGGCGGCGGCTGAGAAGGCCGAAGTCTTCACGCCGAGCGAGGGAAGCCTGTTTTTCCCGCCTTCGGGCCTTGCCCGCACGAACTTCCCCTATGGTCGGGAGGTGGGGCTCGGACTCGACTCCAACGTCGTGATGAGCCCGGTCAACTGGATTCTCCAGAACTTTACGATGGGCCGCCTGGTCCTGGAGCGTCTGCGTGAGGGCGTGTGGCAGGAGACAGACAGTGAACTCGTGGACCTCATCGCCCGGCCCAACGACTTCTACAGCGGGAACCTGCTGTGGAAAGGGACGCTCACCTCCTATCTGCTGGACGGCAACAGCTACTGGCTCAAGGTCCGCAACCGGCTGGGCCAACCTGTAGAGCTGTGGTATCTGCCGCACTTCCGGGTGACTCCGAGGTGGCCGAGCGACGGGTCAGTGTTCATCAGCCACTACGAGTACGGACCTCGCGGTGGGGAGCGCGTGGACCTCCCCCCCAGGGACGTGGTGCACTTCCGGTTCGGGCTCGACCCCAAGAACCCCCGACTCGGCAAGTCTCCCGTCCGGCCGCTCCTGCGTGAGGTGTTCACCGACGAGGAAGCGTCCAACTTTTCCGCCTCGATCCTCCGCAACATGGGTGTGCCCGGCGGGGTGATTTCCCCGAAAGACTCCGAGGCCGCCTCTTCGCTCGCGCCGGGCGAGCTCGAGCGGATGAAGGACTTCATGAAGGCCGACTTCACCGGCGACCGCCGGGGTGAGTGGCTTGCGCTAGGGGCCCCGACCCGGGTGGAACAATTCGGATTCGACCCGAATCAGTTGCTGCTCACGAATCTGCGCGACATCTCCGAGGAGCGGGTGTGCGCGGCGCTCGGCGTCCCCGCAGCGGTGGTGGGCTTCGGAGCGGGCCTGCAACAGACTAAGGTTGGGGCTCCGCAGCCAGTGTCGGCACGACTGTGGACCCCAGGCGGGCCGACCACTATGGGAGAGATTGGGGCTGGCGATGTAGTGGCGGTACCTGACGGGTGGGGGCGGGTGAACGCTGTCTACCCGCAGGGTGAGCAGGACATCTACCGGATCACGTTCCAGGATGGCTCCACCGCGGAGAGCACGGCAGACCACCTCTGGGACGTCGACCTCCCGAATCATGAGAAACGGCAGACGCTCCCGCTGTCCGAGATCGCCGAGTTCCCGGACTGGAAGCTCCGGCGGGCGTCGCTACCGCTGCAGGGTGTCACCGAGTTCGCCGAGCGTCCGACGGTCATCCCGCCCTACGTCATGGGTCTCCTGCTTGCGGACGGGTCGTTCCGCCCGCGGTGCATCACGTTCTCGAATACAGACGTGGAGGTTGTCGAGTTGGTCAAGGAGAGCGTGCCTGCCGGATACGACGTGAACCACATCACACGGGGCGATTATCGCATCTCTTATCGAACTGCTGCGCGCGGGCGTGGCGCCGGTGGAGGTACGGGCGACCTCAATCCATGGAAGGACGAACTTCGGCGGCTCGGACTCTGGGGGCTCTACTCACACGAGAAATTCGTCCCCGACCTCTACAAGTACAACTCCAGCGAGGTGCGACTACAGCTTCTGAGGGGCATCCTCGACGGCGACGGTTACGTCAACCTGCATGGTCAGCCCGCGCTTGAGCAGACGTCCAAGCGGCTCGCCGACGACGTCACGTTCCTCGTCCAATCGCTCGGCGGCTATACGTTGGAGACCGATAAGCCGGCCGACCGGAGCGTGCGGTTCATCAACGGTCGCCCCATGTGCTCCAAGCATGACCGCTACCATCTGTCCATCGTCATCGACGACGGGCGGCGGCTCTTCGGTTGTTCGGACAAGCGGGATCGGTGCCGGCCACGCACGAAAGCGCCCACACGCAAATTCCGATCGATCGAGCGGGTCCGACGCGAGCAGGCGCAGTGCATCGAGGTCGACGGCTCGCTGTATCTCACTGACAACTTCATCGTCACTCACAATACGATGCGGGAGCTACGCCGACTTGCGTGGACCTCCTGCATCGAGCCCAAGCAGAAGGATCTCACCGACACGCTCGACGGCCAGATCCTACCCGACTTCGAGAGCGAGACCAAGCGCCTCCGATTCCAGTTCGACAACTCGGGCGTGCCCGCGTTCGCCGAAGAGGAGACCGAGCGGGCCCGGCGCGTCACGCTGATGGTGGAGAAGGGGGTGCTGCGGGTGGACCGTGCCCAGGAGATGCTCGGTTTGGAAGTGGACCCCGACCAGGACGTCTATCTCCGGCCCGGGGGATCCGTGGCCGTGGACCCCGAAGGGGGAGCGGCGGGTCCCGCGCCCGGACCCGGCTTTTTCGGCACGGACGGCGAGCAGATGAACGGCGCGGAGGCGAAACACATCGTCCGGGAGCTCAGGAAAGCGACAGCGAGGAAAGACGATGACTGAACGCAAGGCGATCGGGAGCATCGAGGTCAAGGACGCCGAAGAGGGGAAGGTCCGGGCCGTGGTGGCTACCCTGGGCGTCCGTGACAAGGATGGCGATCTCATCGAGCCGGGTGCCTTTGGGACGCAGCCGGTCCGCGTGAGTGCCTTCAACCACGGCTCGTGGCAGGGCGCCCTCCCGGTGGGCAAGGGCACCGTCACCGAGTCGGGCGACAGGGCGGTGGCCGATCTCCAGTTCTTCATGGAGACCTCCCACGGCCAGGAGACGTTCCGCACGATCAAGGGGCTCGGCGATCTCGGGGAGTGGTCGTTCGGGTTCGACATCATCCAGGAGTCGACACCCGACGACGAGCAGCAGCAGCGGGGTATCGTCCGCGTGCTCGAAGGGCTGAAAGTCCACGAGGTGTCGCCGGTGCTTCTGGGTGCGGGAATCGCCACCGAGACGGTGTCGGCCAAGTGCGAGGAGTGTGAGGCCAAGGGTGAAGGCGAGAAGCAGGACGGCTTCGAGATCCAGACGCTCATCTTCACCAAGGAACAGTGGGACTCCCTGGATGACGTGACGATCTGGGCGGAGGAGCATGATTTCGACGCAGGGAGCGTGGACGAGACCGAAGACTCCTGGCGGCTTCGTCAGCGGGATCCTGATGACTTTGAACGGCTCCGTACAATCTGCATCAACCCCGGAGACGCGAACGCCGACGATCCGGAGTGTCGGGTCCAGGCGGTCGGTGGCCCGGTGGGCGAGGAGTCGTCCCGGGAGGAGGGGGTGGAACGGGAGCTGGTGGAACAGGCCGCCCGCGAAGTGGGACGCGCCGAGCTTCTGCGGACCCAGGGGTGGTCGTGAACGAAACCCGTTGCGGCAACTGCGGCTATTGGCTCGGCGAGTCGGTCGTGCCGTTGTACTTCGTCGATCACGTAGAGCGCAGCGACAACGCCACGCTCACCAATCCGCGAGACCTGCGGAAGTGTTCGAGCTGTGGCCGCGTGAACGTCTTCGCGCCGCGACCTGACTTGTGGGAACCTGGAGATCCTCATAGGATAGTAGTAGGAGCAAGCTGACGGGCCCTCGGCCAGTATACGGCCATTCGCCCAGACTCACAGCGTGTGGGGCTGGGCGTTTTTTCTTTCCCGCCCCCACCGCAGGTACCCACCACGGGGGCGACGATGGATCCGCAGGAGCTGGTTGAGAAGCGAAAGAAGCTCGCCGACCGCCACAAGCTGATGGAGCAGGTGCTCAAGGAGGCGGGCGAGAACCACGACTTTCGCAACGTCGCCTGTCTGGGCGACGACCTCACGACCCAACAGAAGGTCGAGAAGTTCCGTGAGCTGAACACCGAGCTTCAGGAGCTCACCGAAGAGGTGAAGCGCCTCGAGTTCGAGGAGGTTCGCCGGAACGTTGAGGAGATCCGCAAGGCGATGGGCGAGCGCGCCTCGCCTGGCGGGGTGTCTCACCCCGAAGCGGAGGGCGCGACCGGAGGCAAGAGCCTTGGTGAGCTCTTCGTCGGCTCGGAGGAGTACAAGGCGTTCCTCAAGGGGGACATCCGCAAGGAACAGCTCGCGGTCTCGATGGAGGAGATGGGCCTCAAGACGCTCTTCCAGACCTCGGCGGGTTGGGCGCCCGAAAGCACGCGGATCGGGCGTGTGGTCGAAGCCGCGACCCGTCCCATCCAGGTGCTCGACCTCATCCCGATGGGCGAGACCGACGAAGCGTCCATCGTCTTCATGGAGGAGACGACCCGCACCCACGCGGCGGCCGAGACGGCCGAAGGAGCGGCGTATCCCGAAGCGACCTTCGCGCTGACCGAGAAGAGCTCCACGGTCCGCAAGATCGCGACCTCGATCCCCGTCACCGACGAGCAGCTGGAAGACGAGTCGCAGGTGCGCTCCTACCTGGAGAATCGGCTCAGGTTCGGCGTCCGGCAGCGCATGGACAATCAGGTGCTGAACGGCAACGGGACCGCCCCCAACCTCGAGGGCGTCCTGAACGCCACCGGCATCCAGACGCAGGCCAAGGGCGACGATCCGCGCTTCGACGCGGTCCAGAAGGCGATCACCAAGGTGCGGGTGACCGGCCGGGCCCAGCCGGGCGCCATCGTCGTCCACCCGAACGACTGGCAGGAGATCCGGCTCACCCGGACGGCCGACGGGATCTACATCCTGGGCAATCCCGCTCAGGCGGGCCCCCAGTCGCTGTTCGGTCTGCCGGTGGCCCTGAGCGACGCGATCGCCGAGGGCACGGCCCTGGTGGGCGACTTCCAGAACTTCTCGCAGCTCTTCGAGCGGCGCGGGCTGGACGTGCAGGTGGGCTTCGTCGGCACGCAGTTCACCGAGGGCGAACAGACGATCCGGGCCGACATCCGGGTTGCGTTCGTCGTCTTCCGGCCGGCCGCTTTCGCCACCGTGACCGGGCTGTAGGCGGTGGCTGTAGCGGCGGCGCAGGTATCGGTCGGGACTTCGGCCACGTCCGTCCTCCAGGCGGGTGATGCGGGTGTGGAGGCCGTGGTCCGAAACGCCGGTGCCGCATCGGTCTTCCTCGGCGGGAGCGGCGTGGCCACGACCGACGGTTATGAGCTCGAGGTCGGCAGCACGGTGAGGCTGCTCTTGACTGCCGGGGATCAACTCTTTGGGGTCGTCGCGACTGGCACCGAGGAGATCCACGTCATCAGCGCCTGAGGAGGCCACATGTCGATCACCATCCGGGACCTCAACCGCACGATCTCCGTGGCCGTGATTCCCGGCGGCGCGGCCGGGGCCCATGTCATCGATGGCGACCTGGACGCGAGCGGGGATACCCTCCTCTCGGTCCGCCATATCTCCTCCGACCTCACGACGAACGCCGACCTGACCGCCGAGTTCTCCATCACGGGCCTCAACACGATCGACAACTCCGCTGGCACCGACACGTCCGGCGACTTCCTCGTGGTGACCTACGCCAAGGCGACGGGTGAGTGATGACTGCGATCAGGTCCGATCGAAGGCTTTACCTCACCGGTGACCGAGAGCGGGTGGTGGAGCATGGCGATCCCGAGGCGGCTTTTCTCCTCTGCGGCGAGGGCGGGAAGATCTCGGCCCGGGCGGTCGAGCGATATGGTCTTGGGGTCGACGATGACGACCGGGTAAGGATCGGCCGGAAGAAGGCCACGCCCGCAGAGAACAAGATGCGCGGTCCGGATGAGGACAAAACGGCCGGAGGCGACTGGGAGCTCAAGCTCAGCCCCGAGGAATACCTGAAGCGCCACCCCGACGGACCGAACGCCGGCCTGGCGCGCGAGCTCGTGGATGAGGTCTGATGGCCACCGTTGCCACACTCACCGACTTCAAGAATCACCTCGGCGATACCTCGCAGCTCGACTTCAGCACTCAGACCGACGCGGACGCTTATCTACAGGAGTTGCTCGACGGCGTGGAGGGTCTGCTGGAGGGTGCGGTGGGACGGACGTTCCACGCCGCGGGGACCACGACCGATGAGACGCAAAGCGGGCGAGGCTTTCCGTGGATCTACGTGGACAGGCCCGTGGGGACGCTCACCTCGGTGAAGGTCGGCTTCGATCCGGCCGACCCGGACTTCACGCTGGATCAGGTACCGGACGAGATCCAGGTGGTGGGTGACAACGCCGACAAGGTCATGCGCCGGGACGGCGGTGTGTTCCCCGCAGGAGACGGAAACCTACATGCGACCTACGACCACCAGGCGTTCCCGACTGGTGGCGAGCTCGAGGTGGCGAAGCGCGCGGTGGTCGAGGGAGCGACCTTCATCGTGCGGCGTCGGGGATCGGAGCATGCGGCCTCTACCTCGATCGGCCAGTTCGGAAGCACACAATTCGCCGCGCTCTGGAGCAAGCTCCCCTTCTGGCGAAAGGCCGTCCGGCAACTGAACCGGCTGCGGGTGGCATGAGATGGCGGTAGGGCTCGAGGTGGACGTGCGAGGAGATGTGGAGCTTCGCCGGAAGCTGTCGGGCATGCGCGGGGCGCTACGCGATCTCAGGCGCCCGCTCGGGCGAGTCGCTGACGATCTATCGCGTCGCGCCGACCGGCAGTTCGCGACTCAGGGCGCGGCGTTCGGCACGCCGTGGCAGCCGCTCAGTCCTGCCACGGTGCGGGCACGCAGCGACAGGATCGGCTACTACGGGGTCAAGGGTGCGAGGGGCGGCGTGCTCGTGGCGAGCGGTGATCTGAGGCGGTCGTTCACCGACCGAAGCAGCCAGTTTCACGTGCGCGAGATCGACCGTGGCGGCATGGAGTGGGGTTCCAAGAATCCGCTGGCTCATCTTCACGCACAGGGCCCCCAAAGCCGGGGCCCCGCGCCCCCGCTGCCCAAGCGTGAGATCATCGCGTTCCGGGATGCCTTCGACCGGTCCGAGACGTTCCGAAAGCCTCTCGCGAGGCACGTCACTCGTCGATTCAGCAGGTAACGATGGGCGTATGGAAGGCGACGAAGGAAGTGGCCGGTGCCGTCGAGGACAATCTCGCGGCGAAGCTGTCGGAGGTCTCGGGCGAGACAGGTGTGAGCCTGGATACCGCCTTCAGCGTGTTCCGGCGCGCGCGCGCCGAGTCGGTGTGGGACAGGGGGTCGGAGACCGCGAGCGTCGGGGTCTGGATACGAGTGGCCCGCACGGGAGCGGCGAGCCAAAAGGCTCGCGACTGGACGATGACCGCGGTAATCGACTACACCTACCGCGGGCAGGATCGGGACGCCGTGGCCGAGCAGGTGGAGCTCGCCACCGACGCGCTCATGCGGGTCGTGGACCTGCTGGTCGCCCGCGATACGGTGATCGCGTCGGGAGAGCGCGAGGGGGAGACAGTGGCCGTACACGACATCGATGACATGGTGCAGGAGGCGGCAGACCTCGGGGGCGTGGGTCCCTACGTGGCGGCCACGCGGATCGAGATTCCCATCCTCCAGCGTGAGGTGCTGCCGTGACGCTCGCGCGTGACGGCTGGATCGACGGCCGCGGATACTACGTGGTGCGCGACCGAGAGACGGGCGAGTCTGAGAAATACATCTGTGAGGGCTGCGGCGGCGAGCTGGAGGCCGACCCGGATGTCTTCGCCGCTCATGACTGTGAGAACTACCGTGACCGCATCCCGCGGACCGTGGAGGCGACCGATGCCGCGATCAGGTTGGCTAGAGAGCGTGGTGTGACGCTGTCGGAGGTCGAGGGGACCGGCGCAGACGGCAAGATCATCAAGGCTGACGTGGAGAGAGAGGTATAGACGATGCCGGATCCGATCCGTCTGAAGGCGATCCTCGCCGACGTGGAATCCACCTATGGGACCGATGCCACACCCGACGCGGCGACGAACGCCATCCGGGTGGAAGAGAATTTCTGGAACTCGCTCACGATCACGGCACGCGAGGACAACCCGCGTGAGGAGTCGGCGGCCACCTTCGGGCGTGCAGGTGGTGAAGAGTCGGCGGGTCACTTCGCGGAGCTCGACATCGTGGCGGGGCTCAGGGGCAGGAACGCGGCATTTTCCGGCACCAACAAGCCGCCGGTGAGTCCTCTGCTTCGGGCGTGCGCCCTGTCGGAGACGGTGGATACGACGACTGGATCGGAGACCGTCACCTATGTTCCGACCTCCTCGGGAATCGATTCGGCCACGATCTACGCCTACTCGGGCAACAAGGAATACAAGATCAAGGGCTGCATCGGCTCCTACGTGCTCGACTTCACGCCGGGCCAGATCGTGCGGGCGCGCTTCAACTTCCGCGGTATCCTGGACCCGAGTGCCGACATCGCCGAGGCGGGGGTGCCCGGTACCCTGGCGTTCCAGGATACCGACATCGATCCGCCGGTGGTCCAGGCGGCGGGCTTCACGCTGAATGGGCAGGACCCCGACGACTTCCAGACGCTCGAGGTAGACGGGGGTGTGGTGATCGCCGAGCGACCGGGTGGCAACGCAGCTCAGGCGCACGCGGGCTTTTGGCCTGCCGACTGGAGCCCTGAGCTTCGGGCCGCCTTCGAGGTCTTCGCGCTCGGAACGCTCGACCCCTACGCAGCCAGAGCAGCGGGTAGCCGGTGGGCGGGCGACATCGGGGACCTCGGGACGGCGCAGTACAACCAGCT